CCCCCCATTGAAAGAAAAATTGATTGTAAAATCATAACCATTTAAAAATGACAATTCATAATATATAGAGTTTATCTTTTAGACGATGTCCACAGTTAGTAATCGTATTATCAGTATTTATAAATCAAGAGGGGTTCTCTTAGAGCAGCTCGAAGAGAAGGGATATGATGTATCTGAGTATATTCGATTCAATATTAATGAAATCGATGCAATGATGAATAATAACCAACTCGATATATTGATAAAGCATCCAGAAAGTGGAGAAAAAGTGTATATAAAATATTATTTCACTGCAAAACAAACAACCCGTCAAATCCGTCCTTCTACTTTAGACGAAATTATAGAAGATTTGTATACTATCGAAGAAATTATGACAAAAAAAGATACATTGATTGTTATCATCGATGACGAACCAAATGATACTATTTTAGCAAAGCTACGATATCTTTATGATCGAGATGGAATTTTCGTTATCATTCACAACATCAAGAGACTCCAGTTCAATATTTTGAAACACGAATTGGTTCCATCTATGAGAGTCCTGAATGAAAGGGAAACACTAGAATTTAAACGAAAATATAATCTAAAGGATTTGAATAAAGATTTACCTGAGATTTCGCGTTTTGATGCACAAGCCTTGGCGGTTGGTATCCGACCAGGACAAGTTTGTTCTATAGAACGTGATAGTGCAACAGCAATGTCTTACGAATATTTTCGAGTCTGTGTCTAATGTATAAATCCCACGGATTCATGTGATCTTTTGAACCTTGACTTGAATGTATTCGTAATACATTGCTGATTACATGAGTTTATCTGGTACCGACTATTACGTGGGAAGGGGGAGGTAGTGATATAACATAGTAAAACATTTGAATTCAGCTTATCTTATGTCCCTCGAAAAATTGTAGGATAGTATTGTATACAATATAACACAATACTATCAAATCATTATCAAGAATGACAACTATTCCCCAAAGACAAAACGTAGTACTCGATTATACACCCAAGGATTTTTTTTATTTATCTTCGGCTTCTATGCCAGATGCCGACACATGTGCATATATAGCGTCTATATCACCTGATTGTTCACAAGTTAAATCCAACGGTGCAAATGTGAATGCCTGTTTGCAGCAAGCACTATGTCGAAATAAAGCTCTGGCCGAAGAATTATACAATAAACAAAACATACATTCCGGTGAAGATATTAGATGGCAAGACGTAAACCATCTATATTCTTTCGAAATGTTAAAGACACTCAATCTTTTAATTGGTATTGTTGTATCCGGAATATTTATTTATTACAATAGACAATAGAGAATCTTGCTATACTATAACAAAGAAAAGTGGAATCAAATAAGAATGGGAATATTTGACGAACTATTTACACCTTCTAATGGAGGATATTTCCAAGCTTTATCACCGATTGAAACTATGGAGACTCATGCACCCATTAGTTTAATAGATCCTTCCAATATTTTCCAAAAAGACAATGTAATATCTGATCGATTGAATCAATTTCAAATCCGATACGCCAGGTATTTACAGTGCCAAGATTCTACATTTGCAGGATCAGTATCGAATCCTCCCTGTGATACTATTACGCTAGACAGTTTTGATAATGTGTCTATGGCTTACCAATCGTTGTCAAATGCAATCCAAGATGTTAGCAATTCATTTGCGGATCAAACATATAAAGGAACGTCGCCTCAACAATATGATGCGTCATACAATGAATTAATACAACAATATGCGGAAATAGTTGCTTTAAGACAACAATTGGATAACGATCTTTTAGAATTGCAAAAAGAAAAGAATGGAGGGCCAGATACATCTCTAGCACGTTTCGAGTCCGCGGTATATATTAATACACTTTGGATTATTTTAGCAACATTTTTAATTTATGTTATATTTGTAGGATTTTAAGGGCTATCCGTGTTTTCTAGTCATTTTCTTTCGAGTTGGTATAATAAAGCTATATATTTCCTAAGTATATACTAGGAAATATATATGGGAGATTTTCAATTAAAAAATACAACATTATACACACATAATCGAATAAACGATTATTTACAAAATTATACGGATTATGTTACAAACATAGAAGGAAAATCTCAGAGCGAATTATATAAATATTACCACTTTGATTATTCCCCAAATGGAATCAAGAAAACGGATTTGGGGCGTCTACCATCTGGATTGCTAACCGGACAAAATCCAAACCCAAATGGGCAAGACCCCACTTTTCCTATAAGTTCGTCAACTTCTGCAATCACATATCCAACTCCAGTTAAATCGTGGATTCTGTATAACACTAACCAAAATGCTTCGGCAACTACGGAAACATATAATACACCCGATGGATGGTTTATGGAATTGGCGAAAATATATAGTAAGGTAAAAACCGAGGAACTCAATAATTACAAAAATTTAACTATAGAATCCGGTTTAACATTCAACATAATAACGGATTTTTCATATGTTGTTCATTTACCCGGACAATTGCAGAATCAGAATCCATACCAAGTAGATCCACAGAAATATATTACACTATTTTCGAATCCATCTGTCAAAATATCTACAACGGGTCAATGCAAATCCACAATGGACACACTAAACAATTCTATAAATTTGCCCGAAAATGGATTTATTCATCCTACAGCGGCTGTAGGCATAGAATGGTTTGGATATTTCAAACCCCCTACTTTGGGGTATTATACATTCACTATTGATGCAGGTGAAGGATTTTGTGCTGTATGGTTTGATAATGACGCTATATTTGATTATACAGATAAAAACGCATATTTTACAGGTCCGTCCATTCTTCCAAAAACAGTACAGATAACAGAACCAAAATACTATGCTATAAGAATCCAATATTATGCAAATTCCGTTGCAAATTTGATGTCTGGGCAACGCCAATTCAATTTAACTATTATGGATAATCAAACCAACCTGGCATTGAATGCAAATGACGTATTTTCTACAATCAATAAAAATACTTATTACCCTCCATTGTTGTATTGCGCATTTGTATCAACCTCTATACAAAACTTTAGTTTAGGGAAATTCCAATGTTATATATGTAATACCGCCGATACAAAAAATGGAAATCCAACCAACTTTTGGAATGTAATAAAGTCATATAAATTCGATTTAGAAGCTGGTGCATACGATTATGATAGAGGGACGCCCAATCAATCGAATTACCAGACACTTCCTGACGGAACCAATTACACTGACATTTACACCACCAACAGTTTATATCCTTCCACATTTTCCATTTATAGAATTGATGTAGATACACGCATGGGTAATACCTATCAAATAGATACACGATCTAATAATGGTGTTTATAAAATGAACCCGTTAAATTCCAATTTATTAATAAAATCGGATTCCTATCAACAAATTAGCGATTATTATGCTGATATAACGAATGCATTTCAAACTGATCCTGAAACATGCAAAACGATGTGCAATCAATCTGACAAATGTAATTATTATTTCACTTATACGTCAAACCAAACGAATCAATGCGTCAATGACACTACAAACTCTACACCCAATTTCACGCAAATCCGACCCACCGGAAATACGATTCAATCAAATGTTGATGTGGGATCATCCAATCTTTTTTTGCGAAATTTTGAATTGCATCCACCACCCTGTGCAATAACCGGTCCTATAGAAATCCAACCGGTAGTTAGTACCTCGAATTATACTGCCGCATTCCCATTTTCTCGATATGATTTAGATTTGAAACTTATTGATGATATATCTTTCATTGGGATTTGTGGTGATTCAAGTTATCAAACTATCTCTCAAGGGGCATACGACATTTTGTTCAAAGATACATTATATAACTCTAATGGAGAATGGGAGAATTCATCGGGAGCATGGACAACTACGGAAGGTTTTTCACAAGAGACACCTACTCCTGTAAAATTAACAAATGCATTGAGTGATACAAGGGATTTAGCAAATACGAATTTACAAAATGAAGAAATCTATGCAAAACTCCAAGAAACTATTAACAAGAATTATAACGCTCTTGGAGAAACTAAAATCCCGAACTTTATAGAAACACGAACTACTATGATGAGTAATCCGAACTACGATTATAATGGAAATATTTTACTATATTACAAAAATAAAGCCATTCCTACTGCTCAAGAGAAAATGAATCAAGATGCAATTGAAGGATATCAAACTCAGAATTCCCTTTATATTTTAGGTACATTAACTGCAGCAACATTATTAGTACTAGCGATTCTTATTGGCAGAGAATAGTATGCGAAAGTATAAAACTGTGTATGTATAAAACTGTGTATGTATAAAACTGTGTATGTATAAAACTGTGTAAAGTAATTTCAAAATATATATATAATGAGTACTACACCTGATTCGGAAACAAAACGTATTGCGGATTTACTAATTAATAATGTAAATGGTCTTCTTGTTGAAAAACCAAACATAGATGCATTAGCAGATCAAATTATAGATAATATAAATAGCACTGTTGTTCCTATTGTTGTTCAACCTAATACACAGATAAAACCGACAATAAACCCTACGATTAAGCCGACAACTAAAGAAATCGGGTTTAAAAATGAAAAATACGACAACGTTCGAAAACAAAATAATCGAGATAAATCAAATCTAAAGATAAAATCAAAAGGCACAAAGTCAAAAGATATAAAATCTATTTTGTTAGACTTAGAAGAAACAATAGAACTCGTGTTAAATTATAAAGTAAAAGATGAGGTACTTGACAAAACAAGCGACTTTGTAATTAATTTTTCAGAATCAAATGTATATCCAAACAATATTGACCCACATGGAAATCCTTCATTAATTGAAACAGTACAATCAGCTCCACCGATAGTTGTTGATCTGTAGTGTGTATTATAATGTGTATTATAACTGTAAAAAATTCTTTACAGTTATATATAATATATATATATAGAGCAGTTCATTGTATCGCATATAAATAATAAAAATGACAACCCAAATAATAACTGATTATCCAACAATGAATATAGTAAATATTGTAAACGATACGACAAAAAATTATTGGGTAAGCGGTTCATGTGCACCACCATCTAATTCCCCTCCAAATATTACTTATAATGTAAATGGAGCAACTACTACATATACCGCTACAAAATTATGGATTATTGGAAATAACGGAAATAATTTACATAATATTCAAGGCGTAAAATTCGACGCAGAATTAATTATACAACATAGGTCTAGTTCCGGTGGAAATTTTTATATGTGTTTTTTGTTAGCATCTTCTCCATTGGCGAATGCAACAGATATAGATAATTTATTCACTAGTACAAATACAAATATTACACTTAACAATGATATTGTGTCGAGTACTGGGAATAATGAGTATATGATCTATACAAATCAGGTTGATAGAATATCCCCAGTCGCGGTTTATACGAGCCCAATACAAATATCAACCAACGTTTCAAGCTATCAAAATAATCTAGGTAGCATTGTTAGCATACCACAGCCGGCAAATACACAAACTGTTGAAAATGGTTCAGCGAGTGAATGGATGGAATGCGATAACGTTCCAATTGGTTCAGATACTGTTGCTACATATAATTTACCTATCCAAAGTGGTCTTGTTAAAGATATGAATACTTTGGATTCTTTTAGAACTATAGTCATGTTCATCGTTTTCTTTTTAGCATGTGTATTTTCTTATTTCTTGGTTCCTGCCGCTTATTTAGGATTGATAAATCAGTTTATAGGAAGATCGTACCTCGATCCTGAAACAAAAAAAAACCGAGTTACAATCATAGATTGGAGTATATCTGGAATTATGATTTTCGGTCTTTCTATACCCCTTATATTAGCGGGTGTATTCGGTGATCCAAATTCTACAAATACCGGTGATGTACTATTAAGTGGTATTATTATAGGAATTATTTATATTATTGGATTCATCATTATTCAGTCCAAGAAATTAGGTGGACGATTCATTGAAGGTGTCCGCTATGATTATAGTTAAGGGCTATAGGTAGATAAATACATCACATTTACCTTCCATTATAGATTTTTTTTTGATGAATAAATACTTTGACTTAATGAGTAAAATTCAAAGTATTTGCATTTTTTACAAATTTATATGTTTGTTTGCCTTATATAAGTGAAGCACCTTGAATATTGGTAGCAACAGGTTTGAAACTAGATGCAATGTAAGCAGTAGGTTCACTTTTGCCAATAGGTGCCATCTGAGAAACAACCACTTCCTCCAATGTAGTTTGGTTATCTAGCGACACTAACGCGGTATTTGCGTTGATTTGATCAACCACTACACTTTGTTTTTGAACTTCTACATCAACTATTCTTTCATTGGGCTGAGCATATTTTACGTAGTTATTTACCTTTGGTGTTGCAGTAATTACTTTTGTACTTCGGCGCAACAATTCATATGCTACAAACACAAACAAAACGGCTAAAATCGGGTTGGAATAGATGAACAAAAACACAACTATGCAAAAGAGAACAATCATTCCCAAGGCCGATTCAACATAAGGTGCTACAAATAAAGGTGTTGCAATAGGGAATATCAAATACACAATGAATACGGCGATAACAAAGATTTCGAGGATCGACACGTTTTTCAATTTCGATAAAAATTTGGGAGCCATTGTTATAATTATATGATATTATTATATTTTGTCTGCCAAGTTCTGGTAAAAATTGAATATGTCTAAACTATATGAAATCGATAGTATATAATCAA